ATTTGTAACCGTTCTGCCTTACTAAGCATAGTGTATTCGCTCCTTTACATAGGAAAAACACTATGTCAATTCAGAATATCACTATTACTTTATATATACAATCCATTTTATGTCACGACAAAAAAGAATGAAACAAAAGAAAGAAGGTTTTAATTTACGTTCTTTCCAACAGGAAATGGCCAGTACTTCCCGAACTATATTAATAAGAAGTTATCTCAGTATTTTTTAAAAGGGGGAAGAGGTATGACCGAGAAAAAAACAAGGTATTTATTGTTTTGTTCTGAATGTGGTTTGCCTCGGCCAATCCCGCAATACATCATGGAAACTTACTTTATCAAAGGGGTTGACGGAGTGTATTGCAATAACTGTGGAAATAAGACAATCATTCCGGGATACCTGAAAAAAATAAAAAATGATTTGTAAACAAAAAAAGCCAGGACTTCTCCTGACCTACCTAAGCAAATTATAACATGGGAGGGATTCCTGGTGAAAACCAATATAGAAAAAATGACAACTGAAATCGATTTAATAAAAAATGCAGTGTATATCGTAAAAGACGGCCATCTAGTATTAGTCGATACTCCGCCGAAAAGGTATGGTAAACAAGTGATTTCCTGGCAATCAGGGAAGCCTTCTCATTATGAATTAAACTACTCAAATAAGATATGATCATTTATTCCATAACTTGGATAGATTGATGGGGACTATTTCTTCCCCATTAATTTGTTTATGTATTATTGGATTTTGAAAAGGGTTGTAAGCATAATTATCACTACCATATTTTGAATTGCGAGCACGGACATCAACACCGAGGACACTTCGAATCATTTTGTGGTATGTCATAGCTGTTCATCTCCTTTTTATTTATTAGATTTATTATTTTTAATTGCTCAATAAAAAATTCATAAAAAAACAAAATAAGTCTACTGGAACAACCAGGGGCACTGAATGGCGAATTAAGCGTTGTTTGGTGTCCATTTTTATTATATCCAAAGGAGTGTTTTTAATGAAAGAAGCTGCCAGCAAACAAATTGAATCCATTCTTAAGGATTATCATTGGATGATGAACTCTATAAAGATACTCAGGGACTCAATGAAAGATGCAGGGGAAGAGCTCACAGCTCAATATGGAGATGAGGCTGGGATGCCGAAAGCTAAAGGCTCCACAAGTGATCCTGTTTATAGAGAGTGTGTACGCAGAGAGAAAAGATATTCAGTTATTCATAAGTACGAGACTAAGATTTCTATTATTCAGGATCGGATGCATCTTATTACGGATGACAGAGAAATCGAGGTTCTTTATTGGCTGCTTGAGGGTAAAAGTTATCGCAGGATTGCTATGCATATGGGGTTGTCTCATACACACATCGGACGTATTAAAGATTCAATTGTTAAGAAAATGAGTGAATACGTGCCTAATGTTACGAATGGTACAAATGATACGAAATTGATAAAACATAAATCTGCTTGCTAAACTTAAAGGCAGGACGGGGAGGCAGGTAACAAGCTGCCTTTCATTTAAATATCACTAGAGGACTTGATCCCTTTATATGTATAATAAGTACAGGAGGGGATCCTATGGAAAAAGATGAATTAAGATTTGATTTTGAGAGATATAAAAATTTTAGAGAAAAAGATTTAACCAGCTCATATAAAGATTTTTTGAAAATTACTGATCATGATGACCTTTTGATTATAGTTTTAAGAGGACATTTATATATAGAACGAGAAATTAATAATTTATTAAAAAAGGTTTATAAGGATGAGCAGTATAGAAATTTATTATTTTCACAAAAGGTGGACTTGTGTAAATCTCTCGGATTAATTGACAGCGATAGAATTCCACCTTTAAATAAATTAAACAAGCACAGAAATGGTTATGCCCATAATTTAGATTTTAAAATTGAAGAAAAAGATTATGAAGATTTATTATCAACCCTTTCAAAAGAGGCAAAGGATCAATTTGAAATAGAACTCGATGGGTTTTATAAGCTCAATCAAGAAAAAGAGAAATCATTAACAAATAATTATAGGGTTTTATTAGCTGCAATTTGGGCAGAGTTAAGAATACAAAATATATATTTCTTTTATAATTTCCAGATCCGCACTAAACAAATAATTGAAGCTGAAGGAATTAGAATTAGAGAATCTAGTGAACTTGATTAATTCCTTGTTTTTAAAAAAATATGCATCCTCAGGGGTGCTTTTTTTCTTTTCCTCCAAAACAAACATAAATACCTGGAGGTGGCAGGTGATGTAGCATGGCTGAAAAGTATGTTCAAGCTGAAAAGGATTACGTCAAAGGGATGAAGTACAAGGACATTGCTGAAAAATATCAGGTGTCGATTAACACCGTGAAGTCCTGGAAGAAGCGATATGGCTGGAATCGTGATAGGGGTGCACCCAAAGTAAAAAGTGTGCACACAAAAAAGCGTGGTGCTCCTAAAGGCAATATTAATGCAAAAGGCAATAGAGGTGGAGCTGCACCAAAAGGGAATTCGAATGCAGTTACCCATGGTTTCTTTTCTAAGTTCCTTCCGGATGAAACAATAGAGATAATGGAACAGATGCAAGAGCATTCACCAGCTGATTTAATCTGGAATCAAATACAGATTCAATATGCTGCCATTATTCGTGCACAAAGAATTATGTTTGTTGAAAACAAAGACGACATTACGAAGGTCTTAAAAAAGAAAAAGGATTCGGATTCTGCTGAGGAAAGAGAATGGGAATATCAATTTGCTTGGGATAAGCATGCTAACTTTTTAAATGCTCAGTCCAGGGCAATGGGCGAGCTGCGTTCCCTTATTAAGCACTTTGATGAGATGGCACACATGCATGATGAGCGCAGGCTGAAGCTTGAACTTATGCGGGCTAATATTGAGAAAACGAAAGCTGAAATCAAACAAGAGGGCGGAGATTCCAGCAAGGTTGTGATTGTTAATGATAAAGAAGCAATGAGGGAGGCGTTAGAATATGACAGTCAAAACAATTAATGTCATGGATATAATGAACGTCAACTTCTATTCCCTCTGGCTTGCTGAAGAGTCTCATATAGTCGCTAAGGGTGGCCGTTCCTCTATGAAATCCTCAGTCATTAGTCTTAAGCTTGTAGTTGATTTTTTGGAAGATGAAATGGGCAACGTCGTTTGTTTGAGGAAAGTAGGAAAATATCTTTCTACTTCCATTTACGAGCAGATTAAATGGGCCATATACATGCTGGGTGCGGAGGATGAGTTTTATTTCGGAAAGTCACCTCTCATAATTCGTCATAAGGCCACGAATACAGCCTTTTATTTTTATGGCGTTGATGATCCCATGAAGATTAAGTCAGCCAAAATAGCAAAAGGGTATGTAATGGCTTTATGGTTTGAGGAAGCTGCAGAATTTGCTGGTGTTGAGGATATCGATATTGTGGAGGATACCTTTATCCGGCAAGAAATTGAAGGGAAAGAGGTTAAGGTCTATTTCTCATACAACCCTCCCAGAAATCCATACAGTTGGATAAATGAGTGGTTAGATACTAAGGCAGGGGATCCTGATTATTTCATTCATCATTCAACTTACCTTGATGATAAAAAGGGTTTCCTCTCAGAGCAGATGATCCGGAAGATTGAGAAATACAAAGAGAACGATGAGGATTACTGGCGTTGGATGTATGCCGGTGAGGTTATCGGCCTTGGTGACATGGTGTACAATATGGACCACTTCCATGAAATTGAGGAGCTGCCAAAAGATGACGATCTAATTCTTATCGATATTGCCATTGATACAGGGCACCAGGTCTCAGCAACAACCTTCCTGGCCTTTGGATTTACGAAAAAGCGGAATGTAATCCTACTCGATACCTTTTATTATAGCCCGGAAAACAAAGTCGTTAAAAAGGCTCCGAGCGAGCTATCAAGGGATTTAAAAGAATGGATGGATAAAATCCAGCAAACCTATAATCGGCACTTTGATCTGCAAACCATCGATTCAGCAGAGGGAGCTTTGCGGAACCAGTTCTTTAAGGACTATGGCATCCGGCTTCATCCAGTAACAAAGAAAAAGAAAATAGACATGATCGATAACGTCCAGGACTTATTAGCTCAGGGGCGTTTTTTTGTGCTTAAAACAGCAGCCAATGAGATTTTCCTTACCGAACATAAAAAATACCAATGGGATGCTGAT